GCACGAACATCGATGATATTAATCGCACCGTTTGCAGCCGCCGCTTGAACATCCCACTGAGCAGAACCATCATCGGCTGTTAGCGTTTTGACAGGAATCCATGAGTCTGTTAAAAACTTGAGTGCAGAACCTGCATCAACTGAATACATGAACTTCCATTGATAACCATCACCAGTAACAAGAGTTGATGTTGATGTTCCAGTTGGTTCAACGGTTGAAGCGCCACCTTTATTATTGAAAAGACATTTGTATACGTTATAAGAACTATTGATTACATAAAACGTATTTGAACTAGCAGGAGCATCGAAAAGAGTTGTTGACTGATCATCGTATTCGCGGTATACTTTACTAGTCGTCCAGTTGTATCTTGGAACAGCGTATGTAACATCACCAGCCTGAACACGTTTAGCAGCAATCATTCTGCGCCATGCATCATATTCTGTATTCTGAATTGAATCTGTTGGTGTTGGTGGACTGTTATCATCATCCCATGGTGTTACACGAGAGATGAAGACATACATATTAGTTGAAGCAGTTTCACTGAACGCTTCATGGAACTGCTCTGCATTATGAATACGAAAGCGTCTTGTTACGATTCCTGGCATTCTTTTCAATCCTCTTGCCGAATGATTTTATTTATTTATAATCGAAATCTTACGGACTTGTGTTTGCTAAGTAATAGAACGAACCATTTGCCAATGTAGTACCAGCATATGGAGTTGTAAGTGTAAGTGAAGTATTTGAGTAAACTGTATTTGTGAAGTACAATCCATTTGCCGTTGGTCCATATGTATCTATAATGAATAGACCCGACCCTGGATTTGGTACTTCTACCGAGAATACTGTATTGTTGCCGACCAAGTGATATGGTGAACCCATTGCGCTGATTGGTGTATTTGCCCAAAGAGCAATAGTGTTACTTGAGTATGTGGATAGTAATGCACTATCAAGAACGAATAGTTCGCCTGTTCCAGCAGAATACAACCATACATTTGACTCAACAGTAACTGTTGTCGTCTCAACTTCTGTATCAAGAATAACATCTGGATACGATTCAATTGCACCATCATCAGCAACATAATCAGATTCGCCACCAGAAACAACTTCTGGAACACTCATTTCAATATCAGATTGTATTACAAATCTACCGAGTGATGTTGAGTCAACAGTAACAACAGTTGTTTCTGCTTCTGCAAACAACCGAATCCGACCAAACATTTTTGTACCGGCTGGATGCAGAATAGTATTGACAAGTTCACGATATGTGTTAGTAAACTGATCTGAACGAATCTCGTATGAGAACTCTTGATAATAATAGTTATCTTGTAATCTGTTATTCCAAGACAACCAACCCTTTGTATCCCTATAAGAACCTGGAAGTGTTACAACACCAGAAACAAAAGGTATACCTAAACCAGAAGCAGTTCCACCACGAGTTAGGTTATTGATAGAAACTTGTTCGTATCTGTTATAATCTTGACCAAAGTTATTTACACGAACTGAAGTGATTGAACCTGGAGCATTCGTTGCTGTGATATCAGCGTTATCGCCTTTATACCCACCACTTCCATCTGGAATATAAAGATCACGGATTTGTTCTTCAACCACTGTTGCGGTTGGAAGTATGAGATACCCTTGACCATAGTTCGTTACATTTACACCAGTAATCGTGCCAACAGTAACAGTATCAAAATCAAATGCTGCGCTAAGTGTTGTGTTTATATTTGCTGCAGCAAGATTTGTACCGATAACAGCAGTATTTGCGCCAGCAGAAACAAATGTTGGGCTTGTATTGAGAACAACATCTTTCATAGGTTCGATTGTATTATTATTCACAGAAATGATTTCTGTTGAACCAATCGAACTTACTACAAAGTCTGCTCCTGTTCCGGAACCACCAGTAACTGTTACGGTTGCTCCGACTGTGTAACCGGAACCACCATCATTGATATTCCACTGAACAGCACTGGTATCTGTTGTACCAGTAACAACACCATTTGCATTTACACCAGAAGTCGATGTGAATGAAACTGCATCATCTGCACGATGAAAAGCACCACCATATGTTACTTCTACATCTTGAAGTGGACCAATCGTGTTGATAATAGTAGCACTAACCGTTGGATCGTTGAGTAACTGAATTGTTTCATTGTCTTGGAATATTCCATTGATATCGAGAAGAACCAGTTCATTAACAACAGTACCGATAGCAAATGTTGTTGTGATTCTTTCTACACGAGCAGTTGCACCACTATCTAAACCTTCAATCGTATTACCAATCAGTAGATTTAAATCACCTACAATCGGACTACCAACACGAATGATTGTATCTTGAACCCAACGACCATCCGAAGCACGAAGAATATCTTCGCCTGGATAATAAAACTCAATCTCTTCATTAAAAAGAATGCGGAATAAAAGTCGATATGATTGTTCTGAACCACGAGAACGATATAGGTCTTTAATGTGTTTTGCAAGAAGTGGTTTGTTCGCAATCATATCTCGTGGAATCGAGTTCATGATTTCACGATGAAAATATTCAAAATACTTATCAGGTGATGTATCGATATCTTGATAGGAAAGCAAACTCTTTGTCGTATCAATTACATTATTTGCTTGTTCCGTCCACTCGTAGTATGCTTTTATGAACGCAACAAGATTTGGACCCTCATCTCTTACGAACTGAGGAAACTGTTGCTCTACGAGATTGGATATCTTTTTATCTGTAGACATTAATAAACGACCGGATATAGACCTGAATCAATTACGTTAGTTGTCACACCAGAAGTAGTTGCTGTGACTGTTTGTGCTGTCACTACCGTCGTTGCATCATCAACAACAGTAACTCTTGCGTTTGCAATTAAAAGAATCTGATTTCGAATTGCTTTAATGTTATTATCTGCTGGATCAGCAAAAATACTTAGATAACTACCAGAATAAGCCGTAGGAGCAAATGAGTTAAGAGTTACAAGACCAGTTTGATAGTTTACAGTTCCTGCTGTCTCATCTAGATATACTGTTGTATTTGGTAACTGAATATAATAGATTCGAATATTACCATTACCATCATCATCTAGATAACATGTCTTTCCTTGATATGTAAACGTACTTGAACTAATCGCAAACCGATGCCCTGTGTGTGGATTATTAATTGCGTTATTAAAGGAAATGTTATATGTCGATGCTGCTGTGACAGAAGGATTGAATCTCTTTTCCATAACTATCGTGGTATTGTTACTCTTAATAGAGTTATCAGCATTATCAATCGCTGATGAAAACTTAGAATATCTAAATGTTGGATTCTCAAACACACCAAGATTATCATCTTCAAACTTTTCGATTGCATTAACAACCTTTGTCTGAACCGCAGTTGCAGATAGAGTTGTCAGAGAAGAATCCATATTGACTGTGGTTGTTGGTCTGATGTAAAGATAAGTAGCATTAACAAATTCTGGATCGATTGATAAGACGTTATATTTTTTCAGTTGTGTCTTAATAGCATCTTTTCTATCAGAAGAAATAATCGTGCCACCAATCGGTTTAATCGATATAAACACCTTACCATAAATGGCTGGTGTGTTTTGTTCTCCACCCCATACTGATACAGACTCAATATCACCATTGTTGTTTAGAATGATCTGTTTATAGTCACCAGCAAGAACAGCACGATTCTGTGTCTCGAAGTTCTTTGGAGCATTGAACTGAATCGATGTAACTGATTCAATACTTGATCCACCAGATGTTGCTGAGTTTACAAGAACAGAGAATGTTGACTCACCACCAATCGTTGATGGGTTTGTAAATGTAGAAATATCGTTACCATCTTCACCATTACATACACGATAACTAATGATAACAATATTACCGTTTGTTGGTGTTTTACCTAATACATTATCCCCGAAATAGATTTCAAACTGCGAGTCTTCTGTTTCTTGTAAAAAGTAAACTGGTGATGTTGCAGTAACTTCAGTGATATCATTGGCAAGAGTATACGTTGTTGATGAAGTATCAACAGCAGATTCTTGAATAGTAACTGTAATAGATGTTGTATCAACGTTTTCATTGGGAAGAACATAACGAACAGGATTACTTGTGTCAACTGTCCAACGATTTGTAAGTGGTCGACCTTCTACGATTGAAATCGTACCAGTGTAGTTAGCAGCAGAGGAAAAAGTATACTCTTGTGGTGTTACAAACTTATAGATGATACCATCGACTGTAGCAGACCATTCTGTGTTTTTCGCAATCGTAATAGAGGCTGGTGAACCCACAGGTGTTACTGAAATATCAAGTGTTGTAGATGCTCCACGAGCAGAACGTGGCGTGTATCCAATCGCCTTTGCTCTTGAAACAACACTGTCCCGTAACTGAGCGGAGTCAAGAAACATTTCGTTACCGACCATGCTTGTATAGTAAGCATTCTGGTAAGTGTTATACGCTAAGATATCCAATAACAGACTGACGGTTGAACCTTCAAAGTTATAATCAAGAAACTCTGGCTTTCCGCTGATATAACCTTTCAACGATGTTTTAATATCATCGAAATCTAATTCTGTTACACTGATAGTCGATTCGGGCATTTATCGAACCCTTTCTAATAGAACATTGACTACAATTGGTTCTGGATCATTAGCGACTCTAAACCGTATTGTGACGTTTAAGGCATTTGAGTCTTGATTTGCAGATGTCTTAATATCGTCAATGATTGCTCTTGGTTCATAGTTATCTAATACTTGACGAATGTTCTTTGATATGTTATACTCTGTAAGAGGATCCATATTTTCAAACAATTGAGAAAGAACATCGCCGCCTAGAATAGGATTGTATGGTCTCTCATAAAAGTTCGTCAGAACTAGATTCTTTACACTCTGTTTTACAGACTCACGATTTGTTAATACTTTTACATTACCTGTCACTGGATGAGCAGTAAACTTTAAAGGTATATCTTTAAATACTGGTTCTTTAAGTTCAGGCATATTACATCTCTTTTGTTTTTATTATTTATATTGATTATCTACCAAGACCACCTAGAATAAATGAAGTGTGATGACCGGCTGAACCCCAAGCATTATCTGGTTTTGGTGCTGTTTTTATTTCTTCTAATTTTTTAATATCTTCATTTAATTCTTTCTGACTTTGTTTCATTTGTTCTGATAAATTACCCATAAAACTTGAAACACCTGAGTTAATGTTTTCTGTAGATACCAATCCACCAAGGTCTTTAAATAAACCATTAAATCCTTGCGAAGCTATCATAGCATCTTTTTGCACATCCCCTGTAGATTCTGATGGTAAGTTTCTCCAATCAGATCCTGTTGTAACTTCTTCCGTTTTTGGTACAGATTTTATTCTATCATTAATCTCTTGTAGTTGATTTCTTTTCACTTGAAGTAGTTTATCCCTTTTTGCAAAGAATGATGCTTCATATTCCTCATTAGTTGTAAATCCTTCAGCTACTAAATCACCAAGACCAGATGTTGTTTTTTCTATAACACCAGAATTTAATAATGACTGACCAGCTTCGGATAATCTATCAGTAATTTCCATAAATTTCACTTGCATACCACCCATTACTTCTGGAACAGGTACTGATTCTGTCTTTAAGTTTTTAGGCATAGTTGACAATTGAGGTGGAGCAAATGAACCAAATATTTTTTTGATTTCACCAGTTTTTGCAGTAATTGTTGGTTTTGCCTTGTTTACAACATCTTCGGCTTTCAATGCTACTTCTTCAAGACCCTTTTTCAACTTCTCTGTTGGCAACTTAATGGCATCTGTCGTTGGTACGTCTGGAACATATGCTTTTGTTGTGTACTCATATCCATTAATATTACCATCTTCATCATATGTTGGTGTTGCATCAATATTTGGAACTGCTTTGCAGATATCAAACGATGATAATGCGTTTTGAATTTCAGCAAACTTCGCTGTCAAATCTCCGGTAAATCCTGCAAGACTTCCCTGCAACTCACTCAGACCGCCTGTAATTTCTTTTAAGATATCTTCAAGACCACTTGTTGCTTCGCCAAATACTTCGCGAATCTCAGCAAGTTTACTATCAATCTGTGATGCATTTAATGGATTACCAAGCAGACCAACAAGTTCATTTAATTCTTTCTGAAGGTTTGGAAGTTCTGCTTTAATCTCTGGTATTAGACCATTGAGTTCGCCAAGAGCATCATCAAGTGCACCACCTAACTCGCTCTGTAGACTAGCAATAGAATCAGCAATACCACCCGCTCCTGATGTTAAATTTGCAAGAGCATCCTCAATCGCTTTTTGTGCGTCATCTAATGCTTGTAAATCTAAACTTATTCCACATAAACCTAAATCAGCCATTATAGATTATCCACTGTTGAGTTGGTAGTATCATTGATACCAGTTCTACCAATTGGTCCTGTTGCATTAGTATGATCATCAAAGTTATCTGCAATCCATGTATAAGTATCACCACCAACATGTTTATAGTATGCTTGGTCATAGCGAATATGAGCGTCACCATTGTAATCAATAGAAGACTTCGCATTGTATTTTCTTGTAGCAGCACCAGTAAATGTCATTGAAGATGTTGACTGAAACTCTTCGTTAGCAGCGCCAGTTGATGTATGTTTAAATGTACCACCATTTGCAATACTCATGTTACCAGCCGCAGCAAAGTCAATGTTTTTAATTGAAACAATTTGTGTATTGCCAGTAACGGTAAGTTTACTGTTAACTTGAACTGTTTTTGCTTCACTATATTTAATCGTTGTTTTCTTATTTTTACCTACTATTTCAGTATAATTTCCATCAATAGTTGACCTACGATCACCAGTGACTCTTTCTGCTTTATTACCATTGATTTGTGTGGACTCGTTTGTCAATACTTCTTTTAGATCATTACCTTGAATCTTTGTAACACGATCACCACGAACTGTGACGTACTGATTGCCATCAACTTCTGTGTAATGATCTCCTTGAATATATAACTTGGCATTGCCTTTCACAGTAATGTTCTGTGTACCTTGAATGTATATGTTCTCATCACTAACTACAACTTCATAGTTCTTACCAACGACTTTGGTAACACGAGTACCATCTGATTGAATTTCTTCAAATGTGCCAGCATTATGATACTGATGGATTCTACCAATACCTGGAGTATCATCAATTTCAAACACATGACCTGACTCAGAACGATATACATGATTATATGGATAACTTGATGCTGAACCCTCTTCTCTTTGTGGACCTTCTCCACCATAACGAGCATTAGGTTCATGCCAATAAGGAGTTGTATCTTTACCTTCACTGTCTTCAGCATAGTCAGCATCAGCGCCAACTGTAGGACCAACAG